TAAATAATATTATAGGAGGACAGAGGGTTGCTCCTTTGATCGGATATCCTACTATCCGATCTAACTCCTTACCCTTACAAATTGATTCGTAGGAGGATTAGTTATTATGGAATTATGCTGGGACAATATGGAGAATGTAATACTTACTAAGAATGGTAATTTTAGAGACATAGTAAAGAAACGAACATTATATATAAAAATATGTAAGAGATGTGATGAGGAATATATTGGCAAACAAAAATCTATTTACTGTTCTATAAAATGTTTAAATTCCGGTAAATTAAAAGGTAAAATATTGTCCGAAGAACGTAAAAGAGAAATATCAGAAACATTATTGTTATATTATAAAAATACAGAACTTGAACGAAAACAAAAAGTATTGGATGGTTTTTATAGTGGTAAAAATTGCCATAACTGGAAAGGTGGTTATAAACAAAAAGGTGTTGCTATTTATGATACATGTGTACACCAATTGGAATGGTGTGAAGAAGTGAGACGGAATAAGGAAGATCCGAATGTGTTAGAAGTGCGTTGTTTCAAATGTGGTAAATGGTACATACCGACATATAATAATGTAAATAGTAGAATGCAACATCTTAAAGGTAATTACGCGGGTTCTAACCATTTTTATTGTTCTAAAGAGTGTAAAAATTCTTGTTCTATATTTCGCAAAACACCGGAACAGGTAGAGAAACAAGATGCAGTAAGAGTTGGAAGATTACCTTGGATAGAACTTAGTAGAGAAGTGCAACCGGAACTTAGATCAATGGTTTTAGAACGCGATGAACATAAGTGCGTAAAGTGTAATGATTCTAACAATTTACAATGCCACCATATTCTGCCTGTGAATATTGAGCCTTTACTAAGTGCTGACATAGATAATTGTATTACGTTATGTAAAGAATGTCACGTTAAAGTTCATCAAAAAGATGGATGTGGTTATAACCAATTGAAACAGGAGATTTGTTAAATGGATAATCTTGCTATACCCGAATGGGAACTTTATCATATCAATGGTAATCCGGAACATGATCTCCAGGATTCGGTTGTCGTGGAGTATAATGACATTGCCGGAATTAAGATTGAGTATTATATTCGAGACGAATCTATTGAAATGGACCAACTATACGGAGAATCCGTGAACACCGGGTATATAGGTCCTTATAATACTAAAATAATATATGAGGTAACCGAAGAACCTACTGTCACGGACACTTTTGGTATAACTAGTGTTGATGTGATACAATATGGATGGATTCCTATAACCACATTCTCAAGGGACGTTAGTGCCTCATATGATCCAAAACCAGGTGATGTCCTCAGAACAATTTGGAATGAACGATCCTACGAAATCGTTGATGTGGGGAAGGAAGGAGCAATATTTCAATTAAATAAAAATGTGTATGAATTTATACTCAAACCATATAGGTTTAGTGATCAAAGTGAAAGTGCTGCCGATGTTTCTTTTGATGTAGATGGTGATACTTACACCGAACCGCTTACCGCTTACGGAGGTGAGAACGCTTACATAACAGAACAAAGTGATTCTATTGATTAAGATTGAAAGAAAGGACAGGAACGGTAATACTACTGGATATATAAAAGTTCCTATGAAATTCACAACCAAGGAAAAAGTTTGGTATTGGATAACGAAAAATGAGAGAAAGAATGATGAGATATTGCCTATGATGTCCGTAAATTTGGAATCTGTAGAGTATGATTCACAAAGACAAACAAGTAGGGTACATAGCATTATCAAATCAAAGAATTATGATACTAATTCACTATCCCAATTTATCAATCCTGTGCCTTATAATCTTGGTTTCAATATGAATATTTGGTCTTTGCATATGATTGATGTGGATCAAATACTGGAACAGATATTACCGTGGTTTAACCCAGCTATCTTTATAAGAATATACATACCTGAATTGGATGCTACATTTGACTTGAAGGTAATGTTTCAAGGATGTTCACCTGATGTTACGTTGGAATTACAAGATAATGAAGCAAGAGTAGTGAAATGGACATTAACATTTATGGTTCAAACATATTTGTTACAGCCTCTTGAAAGTGTTGACATCATTAATAAAGTCATTCAAAAGATTTATACAAATGAAAATGCTTGGAATCGGAGATTTACTGAAAGTGAATATACTTCCGGTGCTCCTGTGAGTTATGAAGATGAGTCATTATTTACAAGATCCGATACTCCTTATTATGGAATAGATAATTGGGAAGCAGATACTTATTATGATGTAGGTGAGTGTGTCTTACCAACAACAAAGAATGGTTATTTATATACTGTTGATTCATTGAATTTGCCAGGAAAATCAGGAATCACTGAACCAGTATGGTCAACAGAAAAGAATGTGCCAATTGTGGATAATAATCTTGTATGGTTTAGATATCAACAAGATTACTCGAAAAGAATAGTGGAATTTGACATATTTAATAATAAGGAATAATGTGATGCTAGATACTCAAGTAAATAAGGCAAGTAGCTTCTCATTTGAATTAGTGTTTCCATTGATACCAGTTCAAGAAAATTTGAGAGATAATAAGGAATTCATCATCAATATATTTGAAACAGTTGTGCCTGGAGTTACATTAGATGCTAGTCAAGAAAGATGGCAAGGTGGTATCACTAATATGGCTACTGGTGGTTTGACTTTTGAGCCTTGGAATATCAATTTTATTGTAGATTCTGAATTTAAGAACTGGAGAATTATTTACAAATGGTTTATGTTTATTAACAATAATTTTGATAAATATATAGATGAACATAATAAATATTCTGTTGATGCTACATTGAGAGTGATGAATAACTTCCAGGAACAAGTATTTTCACTGTTTTTTATTGATGTGTGGCCTACTTCTATAGGAGAGGTACAATTGAGTTATCGAGATGGAGAACCGAATTTAGAAACACAGGTCTCTTTAGCATATGATAGATATGAGATTAGAGACAATTAAGAAAAATTTATAAATTTTTTATAAATAAGATTATATGATTGAAAGGTTGTAATTTTGGAGAATGAATGAAATTATCTGATACAAATATTGGTTTGGACGATCTGGAAAAGTATAGATATTTTTCCAAAAGAGAATCATCAAGGAAAATTCTTCTTTCAAGATATAAAATCAACGGTAAGATATATTTTTTCAAAGATAAGTGTGAATCATGTGGTGAACCATTCCTTTTTACTAATTTGAACTCTGTAAATTGTAGTAGATCCTGTGACACTTCAGGTAAAAATAATCCTTTTTATGGTAAAAAACATACTGATGAAACCAAAGAAAAATTGAGTAAATTTCAGAAAGAATGGCTTAAAACACATAAACATCCGACAGAAGATATTGAAGTGAGAAAGAAAATTAGTGATTCAAAGAAAGGAGAAAAACATCCATTTTTTAATAAATTGGGTGTGAATTCAGCAAATTGGAAGGGTGGTTATCACTCAAAAGGTATTCCTACTTATGATACTTATGCACATCAGTTGGAATGGACAGAGGAAGTGAGACGAAATAAAGAAGATCCGAACGTGTTAGAAGTAAGATGTTTTAAGTGTAAGGAATGGTATACACCAAGTTGGAATAATATAAGTAATAGAATACAACATTTAAAAGGTAACTATACAAATTCTAACCATTTTTATTGTTCTAAAGAGTGTAAAAACTCTTGTTCAATATTTGGTAAATCAGCAAAAACTCTTATGAAGGAAGATGCAATAAGAGCCGGAAGGTTGTCTTGGTTAGAATTGTCAAGAGAAATACAACCAGAACTTAGACAAATGGTTCTCGAACGTGACGAATATAAGTGCGTAAAGTGTAATGATTCTAACAACTTAGAATGTCACCATATTTATCCAGTGAATATCGAACCTTTACTTTCAGCGGATATAGATAACTGTATAACCTTGTGTGCAAAGTGTCACGTTAAAGTACATAAAGAAATAGATGGATGCAATTATAATCAATTACACATAGAAGAATGTTAAAATACAGAAGTACCGATATGAAAAATTAAAATAACATGGAGGAATAACAAAATGGCTTTTTATCTCAGTCCGCTTGTGGATGTCCGGGAGATTGATCTAACGACCACAATTCCAGCAGTAGGTACTTCTATTGCTTGTCTTGTTTTAAGAAAAACTTACAAAGGTGATGAACTGAAAAAAACTTTAATAACGACATTGGAAGAATTACTTAGTGCTTTTGGTGAGCCTAATGATGATTGTTTTAAGGATATGTTTTCGGCAATTGGTTATTTGAAATATGGAAACAAGTTATATTGTTCAAGAGCAATGCCAACTACTTCAACATTTGCTGGCACATATGGAAGTGTAGGTACATCAGGTACATCAGATTCTACTTTTACAGCATATACTTCTAGTAATGCTTATACTATGCTTTCGTTTACAGAAAATGATCCTGATAAATTTGATGATGAGAATATATTTGCGACTTCACCTGCTTCTGGTGGTAATATTGCTTTTATTGCCAGATCAAGAGGCACTTGGGGTAATTATACAAAAGTTGCTATAATTGATAAAGTGTCATATGATAACGTAACTACTTATGCTGCGGGCAAAAGTACTACTAATTATGCTACTTATGTTGCAGGCGCGGGTACAGCGGGTCTTACTGCTATGAGTGAGGAACTTTACAGAGATGTATTGTCTATTGATTATCCTGTCGAGACTCAAAGAGAATTTATTGTACTTGTAAAAGTAGCGGAACAAGATGCTTTGAATCAATCAACGATTACTTATAATTTGAAAGAAGTATTTTATTGTTCTACAGATGAATCAAAAGTGGATGATATTGGTAAAAATATACATGCTCCGAACGTGATTAATCAAGAATCAAAATATATAAGAATTGCTTTAACTTCTGATGTTAAAAATAGTGATTTTTATTGTTCTACAGATGATGGTGTAGATATCGACTATATTCAATTTGCAGGTGGTGTCAATAACTATACTGATTGGGATGTGAATAGTGATCTCGAAGATACAGAAGTTATAAATGGTTATGATTTATACCAAAATCCCGAAGAGGTAGATGTGAATATATTTATTGATTCTGATAAAAATCTCGCTGTGAAAAACAGACTTATTGAGATTTGTGAAGGATCAAGTTCAAGTGGTGAACAGGGCAGATTGGATGCTATGGCGTTACTTGATTGTCGATATGTTGATGTTGTAAATAATTCCGGTAATGAAACAGAAGCATTGAGAGATTATAGAAATGTCACATTGAACGCTAATACAAGTTATGCTGCGTTTTATGGTAACTGGTTAGAGGTTTTTGATAAGTGGAATTCCAAGTATCGTTGGGTTCCTGCTTCTGGTTATGTTGCTGGTATTTATGCTAAGACTGATGATGTTTCTGATCCTTGGTTTGCTCCTGCTGGTTTGAACAGATCAATTATCACTAACGTAAGAAAACTTGCCTGGTCACCTACTCTTGGTAATCGAGATATTATGTATAAGAATGGGATCAATCCCATTGCCACATTTGCTGGTCAAGGTAAAGTACTTTGGGGGCAAAAAACCTTACTCGATAAGGAATCTGCTTTTAACAGAATTAATGTAAGAAGATTGTTTATGGTAATGGAAAAAGCTATTTCAACTTCTGCTAAATACTTCCTGTTTGAGCCAAATGATGAATTTACAAGATTGAGTATAGTAAATATGCTTGAACCTTATTTGAGAGATGTAAGAGGACGTCGAGGAATTTATGATTTCCTTGTGGTTTGTGATGAAAGAAACAATACCACTGAAAGGATTGATCGCAGCGAACTTTGGACGGATATTTATATCAAAGCTACAAGGAGCGCCGAGTTCATTGTATTGAATTTCATTGCTACAAAAACGGGTGCTTCATTTACCGAGCTAGTAGCTAGTACGACTGAAGGACTGTAAAAACTAAAACTTAGGAGGACAGGGTTTGATCACCTTGGTTGAATGCCCTTAACATTTAACCTAACTCCTTTTATAACAAAAATCTAAGCAGAGGTTATATAAATTATGAAAATTTCCGATAACGGAAAGGAAAAGTACATTTAGAAAGGGTACAAGTACGTATTATATGAAAGAGTGTAAAGGATGTGGTAATGAATTTTTAGGATATAAGAACAGTCAATATTGTAATAATAAATGTTCTTCAACTTATAATAATGGTATGAAAGGTAAAAAATTTCCTGAAGAAGCTAAACAAAAAATCAGAAATTTATGGAAAGATCCGAATAGTATATTCAATAGTAAAGAATATCGAACCATTATTAAGTGCGGACATAGATAATTGTATAACACTATGTAGTAAATGTCATAAAGAATCACACAAAACAGATGGATGTAAGTATAGTCAATTACACTTAAAGGAATGTTAATCTGATGGGATTTAGTTTAGAAAATTTTACGAGTGCTTTTGGTGGGGAAAGGGCGAGAGCTTATCAATTTGAATGGACCTGGCCAGGAACAACTTTAATGGGATTTTTTAAAACTTTAGGCGTTTTACATGGTAATTTAAGTTTATTGAGTCGTGACGTGCCTTATTTAGTGAAATCGACAAGTTTTCCGGAAAGTAATATAGAAACATTAACTCATTATTACCAAGGTGCTGAGTACAAAGCAGCAGGTTCGAGAAGATTTAGTGATTGGACTATAACTGTAAATTGTGATCCTGATTCCAATATACGAGTGGCTTGTGATATGTGGATGTCTATGGCACATACTATTGCAGGATTAGGGCGAGGTATACCTTTGTCTATTCCTGGAATTGATTTAGATATACCATCATCGGCACAATTATACGGTTCAGGTGGTGGTGAAACTGGTATGGATGGTTATTATACCGATTTAGCATTTTCGATGATGGAACAAGATGGAGGATACTCAGCAACAGTTATTTTAGTTGATGCTTGGCCTAAATCAATCGGACCAATATCGTTAGATTATAGCTCACAAGATATAGCCTCATTTGATATAACATTTGCTTATCAATATCATATGATAATACCAATACCTGGATAATTATTATGACGACTGCATTTACAATAGACGATTTCAGTACACATTTTAAAGGTGGNNTATCTGTTTAGATGGACACCACCAATTATCAGTGATGTGGATTTTGATGTTATTGATGATTCGATGTTAGTGAAATCTACAAATTTTCCAGAAACTACTGTAGAAGAACATATAATTGAATATCAACAAGTGAATCTCAAGATTGCTGGTAAGAAAACTTATAATGATTGGACAGTTGCTTTTGTAGTGGATAAGGAAGGTTTGATAAGATTAAATTTTGAAAAATGGATGAACAAGATTCATAATATAAATAGTAGTGGTAGTTTCCAACAAAATTATTATAGTAAATATATTGTAGGACAAATGACTTTTCAAATGTTGGATTATGGTGGTGTATTTGGTGTTAAGACAGGAAATGAGTTATTGAAGATAACTTTACATAATGTGTGGCCTAAATCAATCGGACCAATAACATTAGATTATAGTTCACAAGATTTTGCTCAATTTGATGTAACTTTTTCATATTTATATCATTATATGGATAAATCAGAAATACCGATAGAATAAAATATAGGGAGGAATTGTGAATTGGCAAGGTGCTGATTTCAAGATGGCTGGTAAACAAACATTTGCTGATTGGACCATTACATTCAATGGTGACAAACTATATAAATTGAGAAAACAGTTTGAAACATGGATGAAAAGTATAATGGATGTTGATAATGAGATTAAATATGGAGAACCTACGGATTATTTCAGTGATCAAACATTACAATTGTTGGATTATGATGGTTCTGAAATTGATTCACTCACACTTTATGATGCTTGGCCTAAAACTGTAGGAGCAGTTACTTTGGATTACAGTTCACAAGAAGTGGCTCAATTTGATGTGACTTTTACTTATCAGTATCATAAATTCACGGGTAATAATGGTTAATAGAGATGAAACTTGATGAGTTTAGTTCAAATTTTGGTAAGTATGGTGGTGGTAGATCATACTTGTTTAAATGGATACCTGAAATGAAGGTAGGGAATAGTTCTGACACTATGTATAAAGTGAGAGCTACTTCTTTACCTGAATCTACAATAGAAGAAATACCTATCCATTGGCAAGGTATGGCTAGTAAACTTCCAGGTGTGAGAACTTATACTGATTGGACTATTACTGTAAATTGTGATAATGATTGGTTGATAAGACAAGATTTTGAAAAATGGATGGATTTAATCAATAATTGGTATGTTAATGAAGAAACAAGTGAAGACAGTCCAGGTGAAACGACATTTGCTTCGGATAGAAGTGATTATCTATCAACTCAAAGATTACAATTATTGGATTACAATTTGAGTGTCACAAAGACAATAACACTTTATAAGGCTTGGCCTAAATCAATTGGATCCGTAACATTAGATTATGGAGCACAAGAGGTAGCTTCATTTGATGTAACTTTTAGTTATTTGTATTTCTCAATGACAATGAGATAAAAGAGGGAGGAAATTTGTAAAATGGTGCAGAAAAAAAGGAAGACTATGGAAATTGTGGAAGATTTTGATGATGAGATAGAAATGGAAGAGGAGGAAGAGGAAGTTCAACAACCAAAAAGGAAAAAGGTAAAAAAGAAACCAATAAAGAGAAAAAGGAAAGAAGTGGTGGCAAAGCCCGTTAAACTAGATTTCAAAAACTATCTAAATGTTTATGAGTTTAAAACAGTTTTGCCGGGCAGTGGTGAAGAAATCAAATTCAGACCTATTACAACTGGCCAACTTAAAAGATTGTTGATTTATGAGAATGAGACAGATCCAATGGTGATTGAAGGTGCATTAGATGATCTTATTTCATCCTGCATTATCAATGACGATTTTAGTATAAATAACATATACTTACAAGATAGATTTTACCTTCTTGTTGAAATCAGAAAGAAATCAAAAGGTGAGAAATACCAGTTTCAATACCAATGTTCTGATTGTGACACACAAACAATGATGAATATTGATCTTGATAGTCTTAATGTGGATGAGTTATCCGAAGACTATGATGATATTGTGAAAATTGATGATAATATATCGGTAAGATTGTCACATATAACAAGAGGTATGCAAAAGAAAGCTTTCCAGTCTATTAAGAAGATGAAAGGTTTGTCTGACACTCAAAAAGCAACTGAAATAGCTCTCGCCACACATGCTACTTCTATAATGAGTATAATCACTCCTGATGGAGAAATTGAAGAACCTTCTCTGGTTGATACGAGATACTTGTTAGATAATATATCAACGGAAGGATACGGTTATGTTCGAGATTGGTTCGATACTAATAATTTTGGGCTTGATTTTACGATAGAAATTGGATGTTCTAATTGTGATAAGAAAGAGGTTGTTGACATACCAGTGGAAAACTTTTTTTTTTAGTGAAGCTGATTATTGACAATACATTAGTCAATATTATCAAAGAACAGTATCATTTATCCAAACACGCAAATATAAATATAAGTGAAACGAATAATATGCCAGACTGGGAACGAGAAGCATATATTTCCTTACTTATTAAGGATATGAAAGACGAGGAAGAAATGGCTAAATATAAATAAATAGATGTAAATTGGAGGACAGAGGGTTGCTCCTTTGGTAAGTGCCGTCACATTTACCTAACTCCACAAATGAAACCTTGACGGAGGTAATAAAATGAAATTATGTTGGGACACACTCAATAATATAAGACTTACAAAGAAAGGTAATTTTCGTGATATTGTAAAGAAACAAACTTATAAATATGTTGAATCTTGTGAAAACTGCAAAGAGCCTTATATAACACAATTGCACAATAAAGGAAGATTTTGTTGTAATACTTGTAAACGCCATTCAAGCGAAACGAAAAAGAAAATAAGTAAAGCAAGAACAGGAACACACCATAGTGAAGAAACAAAAAAGAAGTTAGCAGCCATCAGACAAAAAGGCAGTAAAAGCCATTTCTGGAGGGGCGGATATTATGCTAAAGGTATTCCTACTTATGATGTGTATGCCTCGCAAATTGAATGGTGTGAGGAAGTAAGACGAAACAAGGAAGATCCGAATGTGTTAGAAGTAAAGTGTTTCAAGTGTAAGAAATGGTACGTGCCTAA